ATTTTATACTTACTCATTTCCTACCCCCTTACGCATAGAGCGCAGAGTCAGAGGAACCACCGTCAACACCACGCCAGTCAGTGAAGCCATACGAGAACCGCATGAAACCAGAGAACTTAGCGTCCTTGGTATCAAAGTCATCGTCGTTGTCAAACTGAGGTTTCATCCTCCAGAAGAACTTCAGATCACGCATGTTCTGATCTCCGAGGAGGAACCAGTAGTCATCATTGGCCATAAAGTGGTTTACCGAAAAAGTCAACCCCATGTCATTGAAGGCATTGAGAGTATTATCTCCGGTGTAGGCCTGCTTTTCAGAACCAATGATTTCCTTAGCTATCCACTGATAGGTAGGAGACACAAGAACCTGCTGACCGCGACCACGGTTTTCAGGAAGTCCACGTTCGTTTACAGTTCTCTCCATACGCTCAGAGGAGGCACGAAGAGCTCCAATTCCCAGGTCCTGAGCAACTGCTCCCATATTGGCATAGTCTCCACCTACTAAGAGAGCGTGGTCTTGTGCACAAAGAGCCTTGCCATCAGCGCCGGTATGTACATTTCCAGAGAAAGCATCATCGAGAAGGGAGGCGAACTCGAGCTCTACAGTCTGCCGAGCAGCGCGAGCAAGTTCGGAACTCATCTTCTTCATGATCCCGTAAAGGTCATCATCGTACATTTCCCTAGACACTCGAAATCCGAGAGAGAAGGTGACGTGAGTGTACCGTTTTACATTACCCTGAATAGGACTATCATAGGTAAGTGACTTTCCCTCTTCCTTTCTTTGAAAACGTCCAAGACCTGCAGCGGTCATTTCCTCTTCGTAAGCACGTTTAGAGGTTTCGACCTTAGCTGTCTTAGAGTACTCCTCCGGCCACTGTTTCCAGTCGTCGAAAAAGACCTTACGTAGCCCAGGCGCAAGGAGTTTACTAAATGCTTGAGTATTAGCTGGCATAATTTACCTCCTTACTAGCGTGCCGCTACGATACTATCCCACTGAGACCGTTTAATCTGGAAGTATACACGCCCAGGGTCGTCAGTGTCAGTATCGTCATCGTCGACTACCTTCCCAAGAACGTTACAAACGTCCTCTACAGAAGCGCCTATGTCGACGAGAAAACCTTTAGTGCCATCTTTTATGATGTCACATTCCATAGGAAAGGTCAACGTATCTGTTTTTGCGTCGGCTTCACCGACAAACACATTGTTCCTGTCCCCTACAGCTACCATTATCTCATCACCTGCAATCCCTGCGGAAAGGGCAACGCCGTACAGAGCTCCAGAAGTAGCCACGGCTTCAGAGACCTCATTGGTTGCCTTTGTTACGGGCATTCCAAACTCGATCTCTTCTCCATCAGCTACGACCTCCCACTCTATGACGGGCGGTGCACCCGTAAGGGTGTAGGCAAGCTGGAAGTGCGATAGCCAAGAATTTGCTTTGACTGAATTGCTCATCCATTACCTCCGTCGTACTGGATTCCATCACCGAATGTCTCAACTCTGTTCTTCGCAGCAGTTTCTTTGAAGTCCTGTCCAATAGCTGCTTTATGAATCTCTTTACGAATACGAGTTGGTTCGATGATTTCTTTGTCGTACCTGTCCTGTGGCATTGCCATAAGAACTCCATCCATGTAACGAACTTCGTTACCCTTCTTATCAAGAACAGGTTCATAACCCTGACTGCGCCTCAACGAGGTCAGTTCAGCATTAGTATTCACAAAACGAGCAGCTTTACCTTTCAGTTTGTCATCTACACCAGCGGTTTGAATTGCTCTTTGCTGATGGTCTATCGGACCTAAAGGCCCAAGCTGTCGAATCTTCACACTTGTATCTGCAAACTCACCTTTATTCTTTACTTGGTGAATTGCATCGTCACGCTCATATGTCAGTTTGAGTTTCTCATACCGATCTTCTGCGTTCTTTATCTGTTCAGCAAAATCAGACTTAATCTCTCCCATTAGGTCCTTAAGCTCTGACTTGCTCATAGTCACCATTTCTTCTTTGGGCGGTACCTTCGAAACCTTTTCGGTCTCCACCGCACCACCATTTATTTCCTCTGCTCTCTTCTTTGCATCGTACGCCATAATTAACCTCCCAACTGGCTGATTGCGTCCGTGTTTAACTCAGCCCACCCTTTGTATTCTTTTTCAGTCATTCCAAACTCGCTTGCAATCCGCTTTTCACGGTCAGTAAGCCTACGACCTCCACCAGTATTGCCCTGCGGTTGTTGGCTGTAATTACCAGCAGACCCACGAGCTCCAGATTCAACAGACGGTACAACACCAAGGTTTTTCTGAAACAAAGACCGTGGCTGTTGCGATTGCTGTCCCTGTATTTGCTGTTCACCTTCTTGACCAAGTGACTCTTGCAATTGTTCCTGACTGATTCCGAGGTTTGCCAGGGTCCTTTGAAGCTTCTCTGATGCAAGCTTATCTGCTTTACTCGAAGTCACTTCATCAAGATGGTTTGCAAGTACTATGTTATATGACTGCTTATAAGCGTTTGGGTGCATCTGCACTTCGGGGGAGAAACTATCAATTAACTGCTCCACTTCCCCTCCGTACTTCTGCCATTCCTCTTCACCTACATCACGCGTGAAGTTGTTCTTATTCGTTCCTCTTATGGATTGTACAGTACTATTCACGATAGGTTGTAACCTACGGTTTAACTGCTGCTCCATGAACTTGTTTGGGTCAGACCAGTAATCGATCTCTTCGCCACCCTGCTGACCGGGTACTTCCTGATTTCCATAGTTCCAATTTCCATACTGTTGAGTAGAACCAGGTGTAGGTGGGGTATACCCTTGGCCTTGCTGACCTTGCTGACCTTGCTGTCCCTGTTGTCCTTGAGGTTCTTGCTCCTCAAACTTCTTCTTTTGTTCCTCAAGCATTCTTTCATTCTCTTGAGCCAACATTTCATACATTTTCTCCGGGGACTTCCCTTGAAGTTCCTCTGGTAACTTGCTTTCCTTTTCTTCTTCCTTAGGAAGATTCTCAGGAAGGCTAGAAAACAAGCTGTCTTTACCTTCTGGCATAATCTACTCCTTATTTGACCTAAGCTTTCTAAGTAGAGGCTCGGCCAATGTTTCAGGGAGGTTAATTACCTCCTCTAAAGTCCTCAAACTAGCAATAATATCACGGTCTTTCATACCATTATAATGGTCACGATTGGCCAAGAGGCGACTGTGTAGGATTCCTGACCGACGCTGAAGTTCCTTGCGGAGGAGTACCCATAGTAGGTTGCTCTCCGTTGATTCCAGTATTCGGAGCTGCTCCCTCTCCTGGTCCGTTAGCTGCTTGTCCTGTCCCATTTCCATTACCTCCGTTTAACAAACCCATTTGGTTTACAGCATTTTGTAAGTCAGTCTGTGCACCAAGTAACGCTTCCATATCGGGTGCAAGTGATTCTGCATCTGCAATGTCAAAAGATTCAAGTATACGTTTGAATATCTCAGACGAAGTATTTGCGGCGTGTACTGCAATCTTTTTAACATTCTCTGGTGCCTCTGGGTTCTCACTGATACCAACAACCTGCATAAGACCCTCATAAAACTGACGAATAAGTCCAGCAAGCGATAGATAAGCTTGCCGTTCCATTTCTTTGTTCTCAGTCTCAGATATAGCAGGTACATCTATACGCACACTGTTATAACTCAGGTCCTCTGGAAGTTGGAAAAACTCTTGAACTATTCTATTCTCTTCTTCACTGAAAAGTTCATACATTACTTTATTGTCAGTAGCAAATTGTTGATAAAGCTGTATTGTCTGGTGTGCTATATTACCAAGTGCGTTTCTAATGTCACGTATGGTCATCTGAAATCGTTTGTTCCCCTCACGTATAAGTGCCATTGTAGAGGTGGCAGTTGCACGAGAGCCTATAGCTGAAGATTCACGGCCTACACTATAGTCACTCACACCAGTACGCTTCTCGCCAATTGCATTTGAGTGCATTTCTTCTTGGAGAAGTGTATCGTGTGTAAGACCCATGTCCATAGGTTCAATATCTTCCATTTCCACAACGTCTATAATAGCCCCAGGGTATACATCTTCAATGTCTACACCAGAGCCTTGCCTACGTTTCCACACCTTAGTATTTGCGAGTGTCGCATTATCAATACGCTGATTGTGCATTGCAGTTATTTCTGTCTGAATGTCCTCAAGCATCTGACAGATACCAATACCAAGAAGTGAATTATCTCGTGGCATATAACGGATAAGGTGAAAAGGTCTCTCTTGGTGACGGTAAAAGTTATAGACTGCACGAAGAGGGACACCAGAATCAAGGTGGAAAGTAATCACAAGCTCTGCGAGGGAACCGTTACCTTCTATGTCGTAGGAACACCAAACCTCCCAGAGTTCATAATCTTCTCTCTCAGAAGGTTCTACACCAGTTCTTTCTTCCATCTGCTGTTCTGTATCGGTTGAAGATGACCTTTTATAATCTTTTATTTGATCTATATTTGTATACACACCTGCATTTTCTTTTTCTTTTAGGTATTTATAGGTCCTTACTGTTCTGTGAGCAACCCATTCACAGTTTTGTATGTCTTGTGTAGTAATTGCATCAGAAGAGAATAAGAAGTTTTCAAGACGAACAACTTCAGGAAGTGGACCATCATGGGTTTTTATTCTCTCTTGATAAAGTCCATTATTAGTCATGTACTTTACATCTCTAAAGTGCTCAACCCACGGAAGCTTTAATATCCCAGTGCCGTATTTAGCTGTAGAAATGAACCATCGTTGACATACTTCGTACATACCCAGTACATTATCAGCCGCCCAATTCAACCATCGAGCCAATGGGTCAGAGAGATCAACCCACTCAGGTGATTTTGCAATAGCAGTCCAAAGTTCCTTTCCACCAAACACTGAACCTATCAAACGAGCCATTACTGACTCGACAGCAGTTGCCGTTACCGGCACTATTATATTTGATGCCTCAGGCCATGGGAAGTTCTTACTAGCTTCTTCAGGTATTGCTTCATATTGCCTATCCCATTCAAGAATCTTCTGATCAAGACCCCCACGATCGGACTTAACACGACGAATCTGCTCATCGAGCCATCGTATGACTTCTTCTACCTTAGCTTCTTCTAGTTGAACTTGAACTTGTTGTACATTGCTATCAACTTGTTCCTTTGTATCACTCATATTAGTATTGTAACCTCCAAACTCTCAATTGTCAATAGCCAGCTTTACTTATACTTCTAAGTCTTTTTAATTTTCGCCGTTTTGCGTGTTCACGGTTTACATTTTCCTGTGCAGGACTATGTGGTTTACGCAACTGTATGAACGCCCAAGTGCTCATATCCAAAGTATCGAAAGTATCTGACTGCGGAAAGTTGCTGAACTCTGTAATAAATTGATCGTGGAAAGGACGGACGAATATCTGTCCATTTTGACCTGGTCCACCCAACGCACCTCTAATTCTGACTATCTTCGCTTTTTGCATTGACCTCCCAATACCTTTCAATGTAAAAGCAACACCTTCTTGTTGACAGAGCATATTGAATATAGTAATGAGTGCTTGCTGTGCTCCATAGTTCTCCACATAACCACTACGTATGTAACCCTTCCAGCGCAGTACCATTTCAAGCATCTTCTTAGCAACCTGTAATTCAGGGTTCTCACCTTGTCCACGACCTGCCCACAGGTCAAGAAGGAAATAGCCACCTGTTCCATGCAGTCCCCATACGCCGACGGCGTTGTTTGCTCGTTTATTCCTACCACGCTTCAATTGCTTTTGTATATCCACCGCCACATCACCACTACCAGCGGGGTCAACAAACAGCCCAACCTCCATATCCTTCACATAAAACTTATCACCCTCAAACTCACAGTATGCACCCTTTTCCTCATCCTTATACATTTTGTATCTGTTCAGCCATGTAATACGGAAGTCTAATGCCTCAGGGTTCTGTGGATCATTCATGTACTGTGACATATAGTGTTGAAAGTTGTTGTCTCGAATCTCTCGAAGTACCTCTTCATCGAGCAGTTCAGGAAACAGCAACTCACCAGTGTTTCTGTCCCTTGCTGATTTTATATATGTGGCATATAGAGGTCTCTCAAGTATGACTGAATACAGGTCTGACATACTCCAACGAGTTCCGTGTACCCTCTCAATACCTTCACGAGGACTCACAAACAGTGAAACTGAATAGTCATGCCATGCAATAGCATTTGCCATTTCACTTGAAGAATACATGGCATTCTCACCAATGAGGTCATCGTTTATTACTACGTGAAAGTGCCAAGATTCTGTTTTTGCTCCTATACCAAGAGCTAAAATAGACGGAGTTCCTGAAATAACCGTTCTACAGGGAACTGTCATCTGCGTAGAGCTCCAAGGTTTGAACTTTGCGTGTGGTTTGATATAATCTGGAAAGAGCCAGTTCATCATTGGGTTAGAACCATCAAGGTGGCCTTCGATTTCCATAAGCATACGATCAGCATTGTTGGCTGTTTGGTTGGCTATGAGAATAAAATGGTTTGGGAAGTTTAATAGATACCATATTGCAAAAGAAATTGTGCCTATAGTTGTTTTATAGACACCACGGGGCATAAGGTCAAGAGTTCTTTTATTCGATAAATCCTGAATGAAGTCGGCATAGGGTTTGTGGGTCTTTTTTGTTAGATCACTATACCCGAGTACTGCCTTTGCGAGGAAATAGAGGTTTCGTTTTGAGAGTTCTCGGAAGGTTTGTCTGAGCTCTTCTCTAGCATTGCCAGATTCTTTGCTTCCTTGTAGTTTACCAGATTCTCGCAGTTCTTGCATGACAGTCCGAACATCGTTGGGTGCAGTACGTTCTTGCACTTGGGGCATACATATCTCCTATTACTCATCTAATAACTCCTTTGCTACTTGAGCCAACATATTTATCTGTGAGTCCTTTATAATAATCTGAGTAGCTATACGATTATCCTGCTTCTTGGTCTCGCCAGCTCTATCGAGTACTGACTCAGCAGTCTCACGCTGTATCTTCTCATTTCTTGAGTTCAACATAAGTCTACGAAGGGTCGACCGCGCATCGTTTACTAAGGGCTTAAAAAGGTTCTCTTGCCCCATTACCGCTTTTTCTTCGGCTTCTTCTACTTCCAAGCTCTGTTCCATCTTTACAAGTTCGTCACTCATGCTAGTATTTTATCATTTTTCTGCACCGATGTCAAACAGTTACAGTTTAATTTCTCCTTTTTCTTCTTGACAATATCGCAGAGGTATAGTAAAATCTGTTTTGAAGGTTGACGTAGGGGGTGGCAGTGAGTTGAGGTTTTAACAACCAGTGACTTTGTCTGTCATCCCCTCTTTTTGTCTAAAGTCCTTTATAAGTATAACAGTAGGAGGAACACTATGAATGATCCTGAGAAAGCACTTTGGGAGATGCTGGCGGGTCACGCTAGAAGTATGCCTGAGAGAGAACGCCTTGCATACATCGTAAGACTTTTGTGGGGGAGTGACTATGGGTGGGGTAAGGAAATCATCGGTGACGTTGATTGCTCTGGCTCAGTGTGTTTTGCACTGTATACTATGGGTTACGATATACGCATTACCGCTCACGATATTTACCACAAGCTGTGCAGTGGATTTTCGGGTAACCCACGCCCCGGTGATCTGATATTCTTCAGTGAGGGAGAGGATAGTCGAATTGTGCATGTTGCGGTGTTCTCAGATAATGAGGTGCTTATGAATGCGGCTAGACACTTTGAGGATACTCGGTTCGAAGATGAGATCGAATACCGAAGGCAGAAAGGTCAGGAACATATGATGATAGGTGCGTTGAACTGGAAGGCTATATCGCAGTTAGCCAAAGAAGGCCAGAACTCTTATAGTATTGATACTGAACTCAAACCGCTGTTTGGTGTTTTCGGCTTTGACAACCTAGACATCTACACAGGCCGTTTCTTAAAGAATAATCCAACAACCATTTAGGAGGTTTTATGTTAGTAATAGCAGGTACGGTGGCATTTGAGGGTAATCACTTCATTTCAGTGGCCGTTACTAGTAAGAAAAGTGAAGGAGGGCTTTTATATCCAACCCTTATCATTAAGTTGAAAGATAAGGATATGAATATTACATCTGATGACAATAGGCAGATCAAGAGTATGTACATGAGCATATTGAAACAGCTTCGGGGGTACCCGGCGGTTTTCGGTGAGTATGACGTAATCCAAAATGCCGAGAGCGAGGTGGACAAACTCTTCAAAGAGATTCATGAGGTCAATGTGAACACAGTTTCACAGTCGATTCCTCAAGACCCAGAGCCAGACAAAAAGTAGCCACAGGGCCCGGAGAGGCGCCAGCCTCTCCACCAGCCCCTCCCCCCTTAGACCTATCATAGATATTACCACCGA